TTATTAAATGCAGGCGCACCGAAAGAACAAGTGGCTGCTCAATTCCTTAGATGGAATAAAGATAACGGTAAGGTAGTTGTCGGCTTGACCAATAGACGCAAACGTGAATCAAACAAATTTTTAGGACTTACAAAATGAGTGAATTAATTGAACCAAAAGCAGTACCAGTTGCGGTAATCAATACTGTTGAAATTGCACCATTCCACTGTCAAACACCTTCTGATTGGGATTTAACACTAAATGAAGATGGCTCTTTAACAGCGCATAGCCCTGTTTCTGGAGAAACCTTTGAAGGAACAATGGCTAACTTCAATAAAGCTATGAGAGGCTAAGATGACAGGCACCGTTAAAACAGTAGCAGATCCTTGTCAGACATACATTCATTTTATATCTTCGTGGGCTAAAAGTCGTGCTGTTTGTAATGGTGAACGCGCAGTCAAAGAATTAGATGGACATTTAGATTTGATTCGGATGTCTAATCTTTTAATACCCTTTTCTCCTTCAATGAGTAGTGCGCAATACGATTTCTATAAAGCAGAAGCAGAGCTGCCTGGCATTACTGCACAATTTGCAAAAATGTTAGTAGGTGGCATGTTGCGTAAACCACCTATTGTAGAGTTACCAGAAAATGCACCTGAAGATGCTTTGGACTGGATTGTTAATAATATTGGTCGTGATGATTGTACATTAGTTGCCTTTTTAGATGATATCCTTTGGGAAGAAGTACAGACCTCACGTGCTTGGGTTTTCATTGATTACCCCCGTGTTTCTAACTCAGATCTTCTTGACAAAGAAACCAAAGAGCAAATAAAGCCTTACCCTATTTTACAGAAAGCTGAAACAATTATAAATTGGTCTACACGTACAAATATGCTTGGCAAAACAGTATTAAATAGAGTTATTGTAAAAGGCTATATGGATGACTACACTACGAATGAATTCCATGCAATTCGTGTACCTGCAGTTTGGGTGCATGAGTTAGATGAGAGTGATGAATATAGAATACGTATCTACCAAGGTACAATTGCAGATAATGGTGATCAAACTTTAAAACCAGGTGATGCTGCAAACAAGAATGACAGATTGCTTCCAGCAGGAGGATTTCAACTTATAGAAGTAATTGATAATATTTTGGCAAATGGCGAAAAATTAAATCACATACCTGCGTGGCCTTTAAATGGAAATATTACACCAATTACTCCATTGCTTTCTCCAATCGTTGACAAAGAGATTAGCTTATATAATAAAATTAGTAGAAGGAATCATCTATTGTATGGTGCTTCTACCTACACTCCTGTTATTGCTTCTGATATGCCTGATGAAGAGTTTGATGATATTGTACAATCAGGCTTAGGCTCTTGGATACGGCTAAGGCAAGGCGATACAGCAACTGTACTGGAAACACCTACAGCCGCACTATCAGACATGCAAGCTGCAATTTTATCTACAATGGATGAAATGGCTAAGCTTGGCATTAGAATGCTAACAACAGAAAATGAGCAATCTGGTATTGCATTAGAATTGCGTAATGCATCTCAGACAGCACAGCTTGCTGTTCTTAGTACCAAAATATCTAATACAATGAAACAAGCAATATGTTTAATGCTAAACTGGCGGTATAATATAGACTGCAAAGCTTGTGATATAAAGTTTGAACTATCTGCAGACTTTGACCCAGTGCCATTAGGTGCTGAGTGGTTGAATTTAATTACACAGTGGTACCAATCAGGCTTATTGCCTAGACCAGTGTGGTTACAAATGCTTAAAGCAAATGATATACTTAATGCTGAGTATGATGATGAAGAAGCTATGGGACAAATTAATCAAGATGAGCTGATTATCCCAGCATCTACAAAGTACAATGATCAATACTCAATGCAATTAGAAGCAGCTAAACAAGGGCAGAAAGCTAAACCAATTAAAGAATAGAGGTATTTACCGTGGCCATTAATGCTAATACACAAATTTATGATAAAACACTAGATCGAGCAGCAATGCTACGACTACATGAAAGAAGGGTAGTTGGTAAGGTTGATGTAATCATTGATGGCCATATCCTTCGTCTGGACAAATTAATAAAAGCTTTTGAAGGTATGAATCCTTTTAAAGTTGCATTAGATAAAGAGTTGCACAACACGTATTCACGAATCAACAACTCAGTAGAGAAGGATTTATTGTCTTTGACTACAGATCAACTTTCTTTTGCTTACCAAAAAGTAGAAGTAGCAATGGGACATATATGGCGTACTGAACGGCCTAAAGTTCGTGTTGCTGAAGAAATTGCGCTTGCTAATCCGCTCTATAAAAATCAAACAATGGAACAAGGTTGGCAGGGTATTTCTAAAAATGAGAAGGTTAGAATTGAAGCTGTAATTCGAAAAGGAATTGCAGATGGTAGTACTATTGATGAAATAGCATTAGCAGTACGTACAGGAAATGTTCACAATATAACTAGAAACCAAGCAAAAGGCTTAGTCATTACTGCAGTTACTTCTGTAACAAATCAAGCTGACCACGCAATTTATAAGGCTAATGCAAAGGCATTATTAGGCTGGGAATACGTTGCTGTACTTGATGCTCGTACTACACCTTTGTGTGCAGGTAGAGATGGGCATATTTATGAGATAGGAGATGTTGTACATTTGCCTCCAGCCCATTGGCATTGCCGTTCTACAACAACACCTGTATTTAAATCATGGGATGACATTTCTAAATTAGAAAGTGTTGCTCAAATACGTAAGCGAAACTTAGCAGGACTTACGGATAAACAAAAGGCTTTTTATGATGGTAATACTCCATTAAAAGAAAGCTATAACGATTGGCTGCTAAGACAACCACAAGATGTTCAACTAAGACATTTAGGTGATTATAAAAAAGTAGGTATGTTTAATTCTCAACAACTTACTTTGGACAAATTTACCAATGATGAAGGCAATACAATAGGTATCAAAGAATTACGTAAGATGACAGATTCTACTTATGTACTTCCAAATGATACCCAGAAGTTTGCCAATGCTAAGGCTAAATTAGATGCAATGCAATTGCCTATAATGACACCTGAAGATTTATTTGATAATAAAGAATTAGTAAAAACATTAAGAGATTATTATTTATTACAAGCTGGAGAATTAGATGGTACTTTATCACTCACAAACTATCGCGGTGCCCTCATACACACCAAGAAATCTACCAAGACACGAGTGCTCAACAATCTTCCAACCGAAGCCCAAACAATATTTAATCCAGTCACAGGCCGTTACGAAGATACCCGACTCTACCAGCCCAACGTACAAGTACTAAATAATAACCTTAGATTACTACGCGAAAGTCCAACATTAAAACAAGCAGATAAAGACTTTATCGAAAATTTTGTTGGCAGCCTTGATGAAAAGATGGGTGCAAATGAGAGAGCTGTAGTAGCAGATAATCTTCGTATTATCTTTACTAGGTTTAGAAACAATGGTGAGCAATGGAATAACTTTAAAGCTGTTGTTCAAGGCCAAATTAAGTTTGATGTAATGAACGTATCTGATTCATTGGAAACACAACTACGTGCTGATATTGATGTACTTAAAAAGCTTAAGCAAGATAATTACATTGACCCTATATTAGGGCCTACTCAGTTGCAAGATTTGCATGATAACTTTATCAGCAATATACGCGCTAAGAATAATTGGGAAGATTCTACTGCCCCTAAAATAGCTAGAGAATTGCGCAATACCTTTGACTACAAAATACCGCTTAAGCTTAAGTTGTTGCCTAATGGTAAGCCACGTATTAGCGAAGAAGCATTAACACAATTTTATTTGAAATTTGCCCATAGGCTGAGTCTTGCTGATATGCCTGACAGAGATCAGTTTGCTGTAGCACTTGGTAGAGATTTATACAATCTTGCCAACCTAAATGGTAATAGACGTGAATGGTACAGCACAGGAATGGCGCTATTAGAAGCAAAGAATGTAAAGAAATTCTTCGAAGTAGAAACGTTTGGTGTACAAAAGCGAAGAATGAAAAGTAGATTGAGTAACAGTTTGTTTGGACCTTATTATGACACTCTGTCATATAACATACGTGTGACTGATCCTCGTGTACAAGAATATGCGCAGCTCACAAGGAAAGTGGATGTCGGCCTACGTGTTGGCGTTACAACGGATAAGAACAAGTTAATATTCCGCGAGGGTTATAAGACTTATTTTATTGACAGAGGTCTCCTAGGCTTAGAAGACACACGTATACCTATTACATCTACAAATAGTTTTGGTGATTTTCCTGAGAAGTTTGTTGATAAGAATTTGGCAGATGCTTTAAACTGGGCGTCTAAGTCTAAATACAAAATTGACGGAGACTTCTACGATTTCACCCAGAAATTATTGTACTTCGAAGATGATAGGGGTAACGCTAAAAAGTACAACGAATTGAATGAATACAAACATTACATATCTTCAAGAGGAGATGCTTATGAAAGATTCAAATCAATGGAGTGGTTACGCACTAGAGGATATTCTTTTAGTAATCATGCTTTTGTTGACCATCGTGCTCGTATATATGATCGCGGCCTCATTAGTCCTCAGTCAGGAGAATCCTTCAGACCATTTCTTAACACAGAACAATCAAAAGTGTTGGGTGAGGCCGGATACAGAAACTTCAGAGACCAAATAGGTGCATTCATGGGCGGTCTTAATGATACTTTTGAAGGACGATATAATTCGTTATCTTTCACTGGTAGACAAAAGATTGCTGATAAGCTATGGCCTGATATGGTTGACATTGGTAATAAAATGTTACGTGCCAAACCTGCTGATATTCGTGCTATACTAGAGTCAGAAATGGTACAACTAGTAGATGGTGAAGAGCTGGGTAAGTTCTTTAGATTCGCTATGGAGTCAGCTAAGATAGATAATCATCTTAAAGCTGGCGGAGCCATGGAAGACTATAAGACAGCCTTAGCTTTAGAACAAGATGCTTCATCTTCTGGTGCTCAGATCATTGCATTGACAACCAAGAACAAACAGCTAGCAGAATTATCTAATGTTGTACCTACAAATCAAAAACGTAGGCTATATGATGAGATTGCTGCCGCCACTTATAATGATCCGCGTTTTAAAGTATTAAACGAGAAGTTAGGGTTAAATGAAAAAGATTTACGAAAAGCTGCGAAAGCTCAGAACATGGTTACGTTTTATGGTGCTGGTGAACGAACTGGCATCCTTAATGTGGAAGGTAAACTATCAAAGGTCTTGGACAAGCAAGGTAACACGTTGGTCGTTAAAGCGTCTGATCGTGATAAGGTACTTAATGAGATTTCTGCAAGAGCAGCAAGATACGAACGTTTCGATCCTGAAACAGCTGAACAGCTCAAACAGCTCAGAGCAAATGTACGCGATATCTTTAATAAAGGCCAAGATCCTGGGGACGATATTATGGAAGCGCTCTACTTCCTCGATCCAGAGACTAGGCAGTTAGTTGAAAAGATGTCTCATCAGTACGATAGAGTTGTAACACCATCAGACTTTGCTGCTATTGCAAGACTAATGTCTGAACAGCTAAGTGAACAAGTGCCTATTCTAAAAGACTTTACTAAGTTCTTTGGAAGACTTGCTGAAGATTTCTTAGTTAATTCTAAACCTTCGCAAGCAGCACTTGACTGGAAATCTATTGGTATTACCACTGCCTTAAGACCTTATCAGAAAGGTTATGTACTTCCTGATCGTATCAGTGAAATACTGGGTTTAAAGGCAGGAGAAGCAGTAACTGAAAAGTTCTTAAAAAGGTTTAATGGCTGGAAACCAGACGGTTCTTTAGCTGATATTATCTATGGTGTAAAAGGCCCCGATGACAGACGTACTGGCTTTAAAGTACTTAAAATTGAACCTGTAGATAAGATTGAAATATCTAAGGGTATCGAAATCTTTTATGCTAACAAGCTTCCTAAGTCTTGGACAAATGTACCTTGGGTTAATTTTGATGGTAAAATCATTGAACAGAACTTTACCCAAACATTTGAAGAAAGACTAGCTTATAAAGATAAGGAAGGTAATTGGGTAAACAATATCTTGCAAATACCTCAAAAGACAGAGGCTACATGGTGGGAACAAGTTGTAAATGCTGATGGCAAGATTAATGATATAGCTGATGCAGGAAAAGCACGTACTGCTTTTGCCGTTAATGGCAACCATTCAAATGACGCCACATTGGTTAAGAACTTTCACCTATGGGGCAAAGAAAATGGTATTGCCACTAGTACTATTCATGACGCATTCTTTGCTAATGCAGCAGATATGTTAAATGCTCGTGATGGTATTCGTAAGTTATACGCAAAAACATTGGATGCTAATCCCGTTGTAGCTACACTAAATGAGATGAAAGCTCGTGGATTACCTAAAGAGCTTTACGATCAATACCTTCAAGAAGCCATAGACAAGGGATTAATACCTGTAGAGGGTGTTTCTATTGTTGGTGGTAAACGCTTGAAGAAATCTGATATCCTTACTAAAGAGGATATTTTATCAACAATACCCGATCCTACTAAATTTGAAAATGATTGGGGTTTTTATGGAATTGGATAATGGCTGAAATCAAAAGATGTAACTGTAACCATGCAGTACAAGATAAACTATATGGCACTGGAATGCGTGTTATGAATGCAACTCAGAAGAAAGACTTTCGCTGTACTGTATGCGGAGCAACACACAAATGAACTTTAGCCATGCATTTGACACATGGGTACCTTCTGTATCAGATCTGTTAGCAGAAGATTGGATAACAGTTTAAGTACACAAACGGAGGCAGACCCCGTTAAATTAACCCTTCCCTGCCTCCCCCTATATTCATTATATATAGTTATTATCTCTTATTATAATATCTATTATACTAAGTAATATACTATATAATCATTATAGAACCCCGTTAAATTAACCCTAAATATAAAATTTAGTGATTCCAACATTATAGATTGTATCTATAATATATAAAGAGTTGTACTCAAAGGAAATAAACAAATGTCTACCGAAACTGATGAAACAAAAACACAAGAAACTAATACTCCTGCTCCGGATAATACTCCTGCCACTCCTCCTGTGGATGACGTGGACAGCAAGATCCAAGAAGCTCTTAAGCCAATCAAGACAAAACTTGACAGTGCGTACAAAGAGCGTGATGAAGCCTTAAGAAAAGCTGCAGAGTATGAACAGAAAGAAAAAGAAGCTAATATAGCACGTCTACAAGAAGAAGGGAAACACAAAGAAGCCTTTGAACTTCAGTTGGCAGAAACCCAAGCTAAATTGGAAGCTGTAACAAAGCGTAACGTAGAGCTTGCTCGTGATGCAGAAATCAAAACTGTACTAGCAAACTATGCGCTTAGAAGTGACAAAGCTCGCGATATGGCCTATATGGATATTGCCAGTCAACTTATTCAAAATGAGAATGGTGTCTGGGTTCACAAGAGTGGTGCCGATCTTAGAACGTTTGTAAAACAATTCTCTGAACATGACGATAATTCTTTCTTGTTTAAAGCCAAACCATCATCAGGCGGCGGTACTACACCATCTGGAACAAATAATCTTCCTGATAACTCGCCTAAATCAATCTTTGCGATGTCTCAGGAAGAGGTACTCAAACTCGCGGCTGAAGGAAAGCTTCGCCGTTAATATTAAGGAAATAAAATGGCAGCAAATAGCGTTACCTATACCAGTGGAACATCTGGTAATAATAACAACTATGTATTACAAGAAGCAATTGGCGCATACAGCGATGAAGCTTATACTAATGCTCGTAAGTTATCTGGTACTGGAATCACCTCTAGCAACCCACAAATTGACACTAACACAGAAACCTTTATTGGTCAAATGCGTTGGTTAAAACCTTTAAATCCTAAAATCAACATTGCATCATTAACAGATGCTGCTGATGGTGAGAAAACTAACTATACATCTGATTTTAGTACTTACATTAAAACTGTACGTACACACGGTGCTGAAAAAGTCAATATGACTGAAGTAGTTACTCGTCAAGACGGTTTGGCTAAAATTGGTCGTGACTTTGGTGAAACTCGTGCTAAAGACGAACATGATGCTATTCTTTCTGTACTTAAAGGTGTAGCTATCTCTGAAGCATTAGTTGGCACAGCTGGCGCTGGTGGTCAATCATGGTCAAACGATCCTGCTGACGCAACTTATGGCTTTTATGTAGATATCGGTTCAGCTACTGCTGGTGCAGGCAAAATCGTTTCTGGAAACGGTAAAGATAGAGACAACGTTCTTAACTATGCGTACCAAGGTGCTTCAAGAGCAGAAGGCTTGTTAGATGCATTTGGCAAAGCTTTCAAAGACTATGAACCAGATTGGGCATACTTAGCTGTATCTCCAGAAGTTTTAGCTTCTTTCCGTTCAGCTAATTTTGTTGATGAAACAACTGTAACCGAAGGTAATATTAACTTCCAAACAATTTTCAACGGTAAATTCCGCTTGATTGTAACACGGGCTAACCAATCTTTAAGTGCATCTGACCTTGCTGTACTTAACGCAGGTGCTGGTGTTGATATTGTTGGTACTAAAACTTCATTCATTATTTTGCCAGGTGCTATTGCAATGGAAACATTAGCAGTGCCTGATTCAACTGAAGTATACCGTGACGCTAACAAATACAAAGGTGGTGGTGTTACTTCTGTCTGGTCACGTTGGGGTTATGTACTAGCTCCTGCTGGTTATGATTGGAATGGTATTTCAACTGCATTCCCTTCAGATGCTGATTACGCTTCATACCGCAGTACTTCTGGCGGTAATACAACTTCAGTAGTTGCTGCTGCAGGAACACAAGCTGCTCTTATCTCTAACCGTGCAAACGTTAAAGGTACTTGGACACGTAAAACACAATCAGCCTTATCACTAGGCATTTTACCAGTATTCCATTCTTAAGGAGTAGGTTATGGCACTCGTTAAAGGTGTTAATTCATATGCTGATTTGACAGAGGCCGATACTTATTTTGAAAACAAGCTAGATGTTGCTGCTTGGACCGATGCAGCTGAAGTTCAAAAAGAACAAGCTCTTTGTACTGCAACATCTATACTTGATGAGATGGTTTGGATTGGGATAATCTCTAGCGAAACACAAGACTTGGCCTTTCCTCGTAAAGAAGCTGAATACTTTGATCCGAAACTAGGCACTATGAAGTCTTTAAATAGTATAGAGGTTCCTGGTAGAATTGTCAATGCTACGTATGAACTTGCTTATCATTTATTAAATAATGATGGCCTCTATGACGATACAGGTATGGTTAAAAACTTGGAGCTAGGTGACATTGTATTGGAGACAGTAATGCCTGCCAACAAAACACCAAGAATAGTAAAGAGTTATATTAAGCCTTTATTGTCTAATAGTGGCGCAAGAACATGGTGGAGGGCTAACTAATGGCCTATAAAGGACTTATTGGTAGTCAGCTGAATATGGCTTTTAATATGGCCAAGGACTTAGCGGTTCTTGTAACCTTTCAGAAGGCTGCAAAAGAATTTGATTTTAGTACTGGTACTGTGGACACTGGTGTAATAACTAGTATCCCCGTAAAGGTCATTCCATTAAAAACTAAAAAGACAAAAGATTCAGAATCCTTACAAATTCTATTAAAGAATAAGGATGTCGGTGATTTGTCTTTATTTTCTACTGTTGTGAATAACGGGGTGGAATGGACTATTGGTACTATAATCATCTCAAATACATACACTAGCGTACTAGAGCTTACGAGGACATTATAATGGGAAAATTCGTAAGTCTTGAACAGGATGTCTTTAGTGTATTTGCTTCTCCTGAGTGGGTAGCAGAAGATATAAAAACATTCCCGACAAATTATATAGCTGTGAGCAGTGGCAAAGAATTTATTCGCGTCTCTGTGATACCCAGTGGAAACGGTTTAAACCGTAACTCTACAAAAGGTATTCTCATAATTGATATTTTTATACCTGCCGGAGAAGGTACAAGACGTGCCTTCGAGATAGCAGACGCACTTGATTCTCATCTAGTGAATAAGTCTATAAAACATCTAACGGATACAGCTCAAACTCAATTTGGGTTTAGTTCAATTAGTCCTAACGGTGTTGATAAGGACACGCCTTCACTATATAGAGTCACTTACTCTATCACATTTAATTATTTTTGTAAGGAATAACAATGGCACACATTTCTAGCTTAACCGCTGCAATGTTCTCTGATTTATCAGTAAACCCAACCGCAAGTTCAGACGCAGCATGGAACGCATTAGCTACAGAAGCAGACTATAATGGTAAATTTGCAGGTACTGGCGCTAATACATTAGTATCTATTTCGCATTTGAAAGAGTTTCCTGCGTTAGGTACTCCCGCAAATATCACTAAAGTTCCTGAATACGGTTCTAAAACTTCTAAACAAGTGCAAGGCCAAGCTGATCTTCCAAACATGGAAATTACGCTTAACTATATCCCAAGCTTGTGGGCTGGTAACGAATTACGTAACGAAGCTGCTTCTAATGCAGCAACAGGTGTTAAGGTTGGCGATGGCAAACTTTACATTTTCCGTTTTGCATTATTAGGTACAGATCCTGTTGCAGGCTTAACTTCTGCCAACTTGGCTACTATTGAAAACTCTTGCTTTTACTTCTTAGGTAAAATGGAAGCATTGGAAGTAACTTCAAGTTTAACTGAAGCTATGACTGCTAAGCTAACAATTTCAGTACAATCTGAAATTAAAGGCGCATACACTAACTAAGGAGGCCTTATGGCAACGGCAAAAGGTCACATTTCTAGCTTAACCGCAGTAATGTTCTCTGATTTATCAATCACTAACTATCCAGTTACTAGTTCAGATTGGGATTCAGCATTCAGTACACCATCTACTGTTGAAGCAAAGCTTGGGCAACTATTTGATAATAAGTCAAAACTAGTTTTGATTGATGATAGTATTGCGGGTGGTGTATCTTTCGCAGATTTGATTGATACTACTAACACTGTAGTGCCAGGGGCAGCTGCTGGCAATGCAGAGTTTATTCGTATTACTCACTTAAAAGAATTCCCTGCTCTAGGCACACCTGCTAATATCACTAAGGTTCCTGAATACGGCTCTAAAACTTCTAAGCAGGTACAAGGACAAGCCGATCTTCCGAACATGGAAGTCACCTTGAACTATATTCCTAGTTTGTGGGCAGATGCAATTGTACATGATGAAGATGGTGTAGCTCGTCAGCCTAAAGTTGGTGATGGCAAGACATATGTATTCCGTTTTACTTTGTTAGGTACAGAGCCTAGCGGTTACACAACTTCTGAGTTAGCTGCAAGTGCTGAGCATTCTTGCTTTTATTTCTTAGGTAAGATTGAAGCTCTAGAAGTAACTTCAAGCTTAACAGAGGCAATGACTGCTAAGCTCACTATCTCAGTACAATCAGAAATTAAAGGTGCTTATACAGCAGCTTAGTTTAATTGTGGAGGGTTTCGGCCCTCCATTTCTTTTCGAGACAACAATGGCTAAAATTAAACCATTCAGTATTGACTATGTTGTCGGTATTACCGTTAAACATATGCTGAAAAGTATAGACGTCAGTATTAATAAAACATTCCAACGTACGAAAGATGGTTCACTTTCAGCTGAAAAATCAGTGGAAGCGTTTGAAGCATTATCCGTATTACATCAAATGAGAGCGCAACTAAATGAACGCCCAAACAATCAAGGTAAATAATATGTCAGAAGCAAAAGGTATTAAAGGTCTAGTCGGCCAAAAAATGAACAAATCTACTAAATTTTTAGGTAGTGATGTTAAAATTTCGAAACTAACAGTAGCAGAAGTTGTAGAAATCCAAAAGCGTGCTCAAGATATTGAAAAAGATGAGACTGCTGGTTTGGAAGTTTTGAAACTAGTAATTCGTTCTGCTGTAGAAGGCGGTGACGAATTAACCGATGATGATTTTGATAACTTTCCAATGGATGAATTATCTAGACTTTCAAATGATATTATGAAATTCTCAGGTATGGGTCAAGATCAGGGAAAGTCGTCTTAAGTGACGAAGAGCTTCCTATTTTTGAAATAGCGTATCAACTTAAAATGCCTGTTAGCAAGTTATACGAAGATATGACTTATGAAGAGCTTTTAGGCTGGTTTAACTATTTTGAAAGGCGGCCTGTAGAGTGGAGAGCAGATGATCGTGCTGCTAAGCTCTTACAGGCACAGGGTGTTAATCAAAAGCCTTGGCAGCTATTTACTTCATTAGAGCCTATTTATAATCCGCCCTCCAAGGTTAATTCGGATGGTAGTTTTGATACCAGCAGCTTTAAGCGTTCTGGATTCTTCCAGAAACTTGCAACTGCCACAGGCGGGGAGTCTGTTCTTAAATGAATATGAAAATTGATTTAAATTTAATGTCAGAGTTTAAACAAAAGTCTGAAATTATCAAAAACAAAGAAGCTAAGAGATTAGTGGAAGAGTTACGTGCAGCAACACCTATAGATACGGGTAGAGCTAGAGCAGGTTGGAAATATGAAGACGGTCAGATAAGCAATGATGTTGAATACATTGATAGACTCAATGCAGGGAGCAGTACACAAGCACCCACGCATTTTATAGAAAGAACTCTGCTTGCAAATGAAAATGTAAGCCCTAATGGTGTAATTGTTACACCTAAATAATACTACCCCCTTATTCTTATGTAAGGGGGTTTTTAATGGAGAATTTAAATGTCAGGTATAGTAATTGAAGTCGATGCTAATACCCGAAAAGCACAGAGAAATCTAGAGGAAGTAAATACTGCGGTTAAGTCAATTTCACATAGTGTGAATGCAATGACCGATGGCTTTAAAAGTGCTTTTGTAGCAATTGGGTCTACCTTTGCAGCAGACCAACTCTTAAGATACGTAGAAGATACCACATCATCGCTACAAGAGATGGAAAACAAAGTTGCATTGATTGTAGGTAAAAGTAATGAGTTATATGATACACAAGTAAGACTTAGAAATATTGCTGATGAAACTAAGGGAACCTACTCAGAAACTGTGGAAGTGTTCACAGCAATGGGACGCGCAATGCGTGGTACCAATGTTGACATTGAGCGATTACTTAGATCTTCTAAAACAATACAACAAGCAGTAGCAATCTCAGGCTCTTCTGCAGAAAGCTCTAAAGCAGCGTTAGTACAACTAGGTCAAGGTTTTTCTTCAGGTACATTACGCGGTGAAGAGCTTAATTCTGTAATGGAACAAACACCACGTATTGCAGCTATGATTGCAGATAGTATGGGTGTTACTCTTGGTCAGATGCGCCTAATTGCAGCACAGGGTGAAGTTACTTCAGAGGTTATATTCAAAGCCTTAGCAGACCAAGCAGAGCGTATTAATAAGGAATTTACAAATATAGTACCAACTCTTTCAAAATCTCTAATTAAGATGAAAGAGAACGCTGCATATGCTTTTGCTGAATTTGATAAAGGGCTAGAGCTATCAGATAAATTATCAAAGAATATTTTTGGTGTATCTGAAGCATTAGGTGCTTCTATAGATAAAGCTTATCTACTAGGTTATGCTTTGAAAGTTGCATTAAAATCTTATAATACTCCTCTTAAAGATTTACTAGAGCCTATAACAGAGTTTCTAGATATATCTATCTACATGTTTAGACATGCTTTAGATACCATTGGATTTACAAGATTTGTAACTTCTGTTATTGAGCCTATGCAAACAAAGTTTGTAGCATTTGTAGATGTTGCAATGACTAAGTGGAAAATGTTTGGAAGTTTGCTACGTAGTAATAAAGGCAATGACTCATTCTATATAATAAAACCTCTTAAAGAAATTGGAAATATAACTTTCCTAACAATGCGAAACAGTTTAATTACTGTAGAAGCTCAGTTAACTTCTGTAGTACAAGGAGTTACAGGTAGATTCAGAGCATTTATTATTAAGGAAATGCGTTCCTTTAATATTGGTGGTGAAATAGCTTGGTTCAAAATATCTAAGTCTATTATTGAAAATCTTCAAGAATCTTTCTTAGGTATTAATTCGGTTGGTGCTATTTTAAAAGCTACTACAAGCGCACTATTTGTAGAATTGGGCAGTAGTTTAGGCGGATTGTTACAAGATTTAGGTGACAGTCTAGCACAGTATGACCTATTCGAAAGAATTTTTGGTATTACAACAGCTACTTCTAAGTTAGCAAAAATAACTGGTAACTTAATAAATACTGCTACTAAATTTGGTAGCGACTTTTTCTCAGCAGTGATAGACACTTCCGAAACGTTTGTTGATGAATTGTACTATACTCTTGCAGAAGGACTTAACACAGTATTACCTAAGTTTGCAAAAATAGATATGCCAATTGCGTTCAAATTAGACGCATTGATAACTAGCGCAGAAGAAAGCTTAGATGGGCTATTGAATAGCTTTGTAACATTTTCTGAGAGATTGGCTAAATTAGATCTATTTGGAATGTTAGTAAAAGGCTTGAGCGAATTGGGGGTAATAGCTGTTGATGTATTCAATGTACTTATTCATTGGGTAACAACATTTACCAATTTAGTTGTAAAAAGCGATATCGGTGCTTGGTTTGTTCGCGCCATAGATGGGATAGGTTTTTATGCAGATAAACTTAGAAACATTCTTGCGCCTATTCAAGCCTTTGGTGATGCAGTCATTGAAGTATTCTTCAAAGTTTATGATGCAGTAATTGGGCACTCTTGGTGGACAGATACAGTAGAAACAATCATCTACACATCTGCAAATCTTTGGGGAAATACTAAGAAAGGTTTAGGAGACTTTGGTAATAGCGTTATAGATTTATTTGAAAACATCTATGATAAAATTGGAAATATTTTAACAAAGGTTGCCAAATTAGACTTTTCAAAGACTATGGGTAAGCTTAATGCAAAACTATATGCATACTCTCCTGACTTAGCTGGATACGCAGTCTCTATTGAAGACTCAATAGGCAAGGCTGTAACTTTCTTACAAGTGGCTTTTACTAATACAAAATTATTTGATGGATTAAGATATTCTTTTGCAGCATCAATGGGTGCGGGTTTTACATTCTTAGAGCAAAGATTTAGAGCATGGATTGCAACTTGGCCTATTGCCTTGAGACAAGCTTTCTCTGTAGCAGCAATGGTTATGGTCTTTAAAAGCTTACCTAAGGTAATTGCCGAAGGTGTTATGGGTGGATGGCTATTAGCTTCTGCTATTATTTCAAGCACATCTCTTGCTATTACCTTAACTGCAAATACCTTTGATAAGAGTCTAGGTGTTGAGTTAGGTAAGATGGCAGGCGATTTAGCTGCAGGCGTTGTAAACGGATCAGTTGTAGATATTCCAAGATTGATTGGAGAAGCTTTTGCATTTATTGGAAACTTTATGCAAAACTTCTTGACAGGAATACCTTACGTTGGTGTATTGTTTGCTGGTATTTTTAAAATTGCATCATTGTTTGGTTCTGGCCCTGCTGTTGGTGTACTAGGCGCATGGCTATTTGGCGGTACAGCTGTAAGACTTTTGTCTGAATTAGGCATCTATCGCAAAACAATGGGAGATATTGTAACTAGACAACGTAGCTTCCAGTCATTCTTTTCAGGGACATATACTGGTAGTAAATCAGGCGGTCCACCGACACCATTAGGAAAAATCTCACAAGCATTTTTCAACGATACAAATCGTACTCAAAGCCTTGCTATAATGGGGTTAGGGATGGATGTATCTGGTATGTTTAATTCATTGTATAAAGATAATGTAATTGGTCATGCTATAGCGCGTGGTGGGTTAATATGGCTAGCACTTACTGGTGAAAGTGGTCTTCAAAGTATGAAGACAAATATTCTTGCACCAATCATGGCTAACTTATACTCTGTATTGGATCGTAGCCCAATGTGGTGGAAGATTAAGGATAAATGGAATAGAGAAGTTACATCATCAGCCGCTGGTGGCTTTGTAGGATTGACACAATGGATGGCTCGTGAAGCTGGTACATTAGCTACTTTTGTACACGATAGACTTGCAATGGCTTTTAGCAATTCTAACAAAATTGGCGGTGCTACATTTATGCAGCATCTCTTATTGGGCAGAGGCGCAAACAGCTTTGATATTGTAGATAGATTTATTCTTCAAGTTGAATCAGCAATGGTTCGAATGAAAGAAAGAATTGGAAGAATTAGCGGTGTTGGTGGTATACTTGGATGGTTGATTCCTTCTCAGAAAACTGTATTTATGATGCTTGCAGGCTTGGCATTAGCATTGTCAGCAATGGCAACCCAAGCGGCTGAAACTAACTTTGATAATAAATTTGTAAAGGTTAGTAAAGGTGGCGATAAAGAACAGATGGCCAAAGATGGAAACCTTAATCAGTATGGTAAATACACCAATGATATTAAAGGTATTACAGAGGAATGGAATCTTGCTGCAACTATTGGTAATCCCTTACAAGCTATTAAAGACGCATGGGATACTATTAATGTGACTGCAACACAGTGGTTACTAGGTATTACAGCAGGTGCTACAGTATTCTTAATTGTTGCAAAAGAGCTTAAAAGAACATTAACAGCAACTTATGCAGAAGTAGATAGAGCAGGTCTTGTAATGACTGCTATCTCATATTTAGTTAAATCAACATTCAGAATAATTACAAGCACTATTGTAGAAGCTTTACGTTTATTATATTTTGAAACAGTTAGTTTTAAGCGTGAGAAACTTACAGGTCTTGCGTATGCTACTGCAATGATACAAAGCGCTTTAGCAGTTATTGTTAGATTTATAGCAGCAATATACATACCGCAAGCTTTTGGTTTAGGCGGAATGGGCATGGGTATTGGAGCATTAGCAGCTTGGGCAGCTTATAGTTCTGGGCCAGCTGTTGCATTGAGAATGGCAGCTAATAAGAAATTAGAAGCAGCACTATTAATGCGCGATACATTGCTAATGAAGCTTGATAATAAGTTTGCAAACCTTGCATATTTAAATGCTAGAGTACCTACTAGTACAGGTGTTTTGCGCTCTGTAGATATACTCTTACAGACGGCAGCAGCTGCAGGTGCAATGGTTAGCGGTAGATTAAGATCATTACCAGCAGGTATGTTAAAAGAATCTATTGCTGAAGGCCGTGGCGCACATATTGCACAATACGTAGCATCTACAAGCTATGCAGGGGCAGCTCAACAAGTTGCTATGGGCATTTCTGCTAGTAAACAAGCTTTAATCAATAAGCTTGATACTGCTAAAATGTTTAATAGAACTGGCGTACAAGAATCTCTTGCAGTATTTACAATGCTTGAAGATAAGTTTATAAGATTTGCATCTACTTTAAAAGCTATCCGTAGTGTACTTGATTCTGGCATGTCTATCTTAGGAGCAGCAGCTACTTATAGGGCTATGAGCTCCATGATGGCATTATACATTGTTGGTAACTTAGTCAATGCATTTGCTAATCCCAAGAAACGTGGAGAACAAGAAGGATTCCTTGGTTCTGGGCATGCTATTGGCATGGACTATTTTGGTAATATGCCTTTCTTTGGCGGTGAAGTTCCTTTAAGTCATTTATTAATACCAGGAGCTATGGGTATTTGGATGCTTAAGAGTGCTAAACGTGTTGGCTTGGCAAGAGCACATGATGTTTCATTTGCTAAACAAACAGCGCGTTACGAAAAGACATATGCATCTCAAATAGCTGCTGACGCATCTGCTTTAAATCAGTATAAAGCTCAACAAGCAATTTATGAAAGTACCGTAGCAGCAAATCCTGCTGCATCAATGGTACCCCCTATTGTGCCTACTGCTACAGCACCTGCCAGACCTGTTAAAAAGTCGCAAATAGAATTAGAAGCTCGTGATGCAAAGAAACGTGCATTTATGGAATGGCAAAAGAATTCAGAAGATAGAGCGTGGATGGCTAGACAAGAGTCTAAGCTATTCCAAAAACAAGGTCTTGGAACTGCAGCTGAATACCTTGCAATGACAACTATGCAACAAAGAGACACAGGCGTCAGAGCTACAAGACAAGGTTTTATGCAAGGTCGTTACGATGAGCGTATGGCGGCTGGCAGAGGCTCTGTAATTCGACACACAATGCCTGCTGTTGCGGGAGCTGGTGTAGCTGGCTTGGGAATGATGGCTGTTGGCGGGTATTTAGGTGCTAAGGCTGGTAGTTCAATGTCAGACGGTTCACAAGAAGGCATCTCGTTAGGTGCTGTAATTGGTGCTGGTCTTGCCGGTTGGATTGGTAAAGATGTAGTTACTTCTTTATTTAATGTACTCAAAAATACTAAGAATCTTGCTCTGTTTAAATGGACATGGATTCCTGTTGCAATGGCAATGGCTTGGGATTCTATTTCAACAGCTCATAAAACTATCTGGGACAGAATAATTGGTCTTTGGGATAGCTTTAAGAATATGATTGGATTAAAAGAAGAACCTAAAGATCTTAAAACAGGTCTTGGCCAATCTAACATGGTAGAAGCTGCTAAACTAGGTATTTCTCCTTCCTTTGATATATCTAAAATTGATATGGAAAAGCTCAGTTATTCTGAGTCAACTATATTAAAAGATACATTGAAAAAGGCGGATGAAGCACTAAATGCTGCTCATGCTGAAAGATTACGTTTAGGTTATGTTACAGATGAAACAGCCTCGGCTGCTAATGAATCTTTGAAAGCTTTAGCTCGTATGTCTAAAGAGTTTGCAGCCAAAACTAAGATTAATGTAGAAGAAACTGCAAATCAAATGTTACTATTAAGTCGTAAAAATGACTTAGACCCTACACGTGGTACACAAGCTAAAGATTTTATTGGTGGCAATTGGAAAGAACTATTAGGCGCAGTTGCAATGACTGTCCTTGGTAGTAAGCTTAAGTTACTTGCCCCATTGGGTGCTGAGTTAGCTCCTGCAGCTGCTGGTACAAGTAATGCAGCAAGATATGGCAGATATATTTCAGATAAGGGCGGTAATATTGTTCGTGTAGCAGCATCCTTTATTGGTCTCAAAGGTATGCAAGAAGACATGAGTACTGCTATTGCTTCTGGTGCTGTTGAAGGGTTATCAGTAGGTCTCATGGTACCTGGCCCTTATAAGGCTGTATCAGGCGCAATTGGATTGGCTGTTGGTGCCGGCATAGGTGCTGCAACATCTGCATTCTCTTCACGTAAAGAAGATTACCAAAGAAGAGATTTTGTAGAATTCCCTTCTAGCCAAGGTTATGTACCTAGTATTCCAACTACGTACAATCCGATGGAATCGCAACGCCCAGATTATCTGACTGTTGCAACTAGTGACGCTGAACGTGCAAGATTAGAGGCTGAAAATTTAAGAAAATCTTTTATTAATTCAATCAAAGAGTCTACTTCTGCATATAACCAAATGGATAAAGGTAGTGGATTAGCTGCTGAGTATTCAGACAGATTAGCTGAGCTTAATAAGACCTATCATGGGTTTAAGGCAACTCAATATGAGATTGGAGATTCTGGTGCTATAAATAATAAAGAGCTTAATGCTAAGTATTATCGCAAGCTAAAAGAAAATGTAGAAGCTTTACAAGAGTGGACTGATGCAAGTATTAAGCAAACAGAATTTTTAAGAAAAGTTTCAGCAAGAGAAGCAATTGCAAAGAATGAACCTGGCTTTTGGAAACCATTAGGTGTAACATTAGATAATCTAAAAGATTTTCAATTATCAGGGCCACAGTTTGCAGTAGGCCAAGATGTTAAGAAACGTGCAGATACACTAGTACATCAAACACAATTTAGTGATAATGCTGATAGTAATGCAAATCTATTTGAAAAGAAACGCCTTGCAGATAAGCGTATATATTTACAAACATTAGAAGCTGATAAGTACCTAAATAGCGGTATGGCATTAACTAAGCTTGGCAATGATATAAGCTTAGCTCTTGGTGATGAAGTTAAATATCTTTCTGAAGATATTACTAATAATCTTAGAGAACGTATTCGTAAAATTCAGTTTGTAGAAGAACAAGCATTAACTAGAATCCAGTTACCTTCCCTTGAAAACTTAGATGCAATGCCATTGGCAGATAGATCAGCTGCTAAGATACGTAATCAAGTGTTGATGGATAAGTATAATTCTGATGTAGAACGTGCGGATGCTCGTAAGAAAGCTTTACCTGGTTTTAGATTTGGTACTAGGTATGCTGCTTTAGATGCTGTTACTAAAACACCAGAAGCTATGAGTGCTAAGATGACTAATTTATATGCTGCAGATGCTACTAAAGCACTTGCCAATTATAGAGAATTAGGTCTTGAGCAAACCAATGATTTAATGCTAACTAAAGAACGCTTATCTGTAATAAGAGATTATGCTGTAAGCGAACATAAATTAGATTTACTTGTTGATGTTGATAAGCTAATAAGCAGCGTAGATAAGGCCTTAACACCTTTACAATTAACAGTTTCTGCAGCATTAGAAAATGCATTTGCAGGACTTAGTGATCAGGCTGTTACATTCTTACCTGCTGATACTTTCATTGAATTAAAAAGTATTGGTACTCAAATTGCAAGAATCAAAAAGGATCTTGATGACCCTGAAAGTCAATTCTTACCACAAGAAGACTTAATTGCAAAGAAGAATGCTCTAAAAGATCTTAAAGCACGTGCTGAAGATTTAGTAGCTGTCCTTCAAACTGCTACAGGGGATACAATGTTAGCTGCTGTTTCTGATTTAGGTTTATCAGTAACGCAACGTGCTAGCGTTTCTCTTAGTCAGATGAAAGCTGCTTTAGCTTTGAAAAATGGTATTGCTTCAGTTGCCGGTCAATTAGCCAATACAACCGATCCTACAGAACAGCAAAGATTAATACAAAAAGCAGCTGGTTACGAGAATACCCGTGACTTGTTAAAATTCACAGCAACTCTAGATAAATCTGGATTTAATACAGTAGCAGAAGCTTTGGGCCTTGATCTTAATAAATTGAGTAATAAGGGTAAAAGTCTTCTAAAAGAATTCTCAGGTCTTGCTAAATATATTAATATATTAAAAGCTGATTCTGTACAGCTCAATAGCCAAGCTGCTATTGACAAATATCTGTCTAACTTAACTGCATTGGCACGTTTAACAGAACGTGTTCAAATGACTAATAAGCAAAATACCTTAGAGATTTTAGGTGATCTTGCTGGCGGCAAGACTAGTGTTAATCTTGCAGAACAATTATCATTAGGTGTTGTGAACGGGCTATCTAATACATCCAAGGTGCTTAAGCAAAAGTTATCAGAAGCAATTGCTGATAGTGGCGATGTACTTGATGGTGTTGCACTTAAGATTGCAAAAGGTATAGATGCATTGTCTAGCTATCAACCTTTAATTGCATTCTTTGATTCGCTTGCGGACAAGGCAGAAACAGCTATTCATGGTGGTATTGGCAGAGCTTTAGAACAAGTTAATAAAGCCTTTCCTGACTTGAAAATAGACGCTACAGTAATGGGCAAAATGGATGCGGGTGCTAGAAAGTCACTTACAGACAAGGCCTACAATGTAAACATATTGCGTGAGCTTCAAACAAAGCCTTTGAACGAGGATCAAGCTAAAGTTTTAAACAGGCTTGGTGAACTTGGTCCAGAAAAGACTATTGAAGAGTTTGCTAAAGTTGGTAAATCTTTATTAGAATCTATTGGTATTACTGATATTCAGCTGAATACAGTGGCATTAGATGGCGTTCAAAATGCATTAAAATTTAATACAGATGCAATCAATGCTAATACATCTTCATTAGGAGGCAAGCCTCCACCAGCTAGTGAGAATACAGGCATAGTAACACCTAAGTCTGAATTCAAAAATACTGGTACCCAATATGACGAGATGTTTAAGAAATATGGAGAAATGAATAATGTTCCTCCTGCACTCTTAAAGGCTATTGCTACTAACGAAACTGCTAACTTTGATACAAAAGCTGTTAGTTCTGCTGGTGCTGTTGGTATAATGCAACTTATGAAAGCAACAGGAGATAGATTTGGTGTAACTGATCGTACTAATGCAGAGCAATCTATTGCCGGTGCGGGTAAATATCTTCGTTACTTGATGGATAAGTTCCCTACTCTAGAAGAAGTTTCAGCAGCTTATAATGCTGGTGAGGGTAGCGTAGAGAGAGCTAATGCCAAAGCAAAGGCTAATGGTGGCTCATTTAAGGACTACTTGCCTAGACCTAAAGAAACTGTACCTTACACTGGTCGTGTAATGGCGGACTATGCAAACTTCTCTAAACCAGTCGAACCGCCAAAGATTACTGAAAAGTATATTGAGTATGGAGATAAGATAGGTTCTCAACTTAATAAATTCTTTAGCTATAAGCCACCTGCAAATGAAGTACCTTTTGGCTTTAGTACAAACCTTGAAAACTTTATACCAAAGAAATCTGATATAGAGTTGCCTGATGCTCAGATGGCCTATGAAGACTTTAAACCATTTAAGGTTACTTTAAGTAAGCCTAACAAGCCTACTACAACTGTAAACGGTGGTACCGATTTAGATACTAATATGAATGGTATCAATATTACTGCAAGGGATAAGCGTGACGATATTTACAAAAGTCTTGATTCTTTTGATAGAATGTTTGGAGATTTTGGTACTGCAGACCTTGCCGATACAATGGATAAGATTCGCGAAGGCTTGAAAGCAACTGGAGAAGGTAATCCTGCTTATGATGCTCAGCATATTGCTGAAAAGATTGCAGATCAAATTGGTGTTAATACTAATTTGCCTGATCTTAAATTAGGAGCATTACCTGATACTAGTATAAAAACAGTTGGCTCTCAGGTAGATCTTAAGCCATTTACTAATGCTTTAGAAGTCTATGGTAATTCAGTACCTACAGAAGCTCCTACTGTAATGGATACCTTTAGAGGAAGTAACAAACCATTAGCAGGTCAATATGGCGATGCCTTAGGTCTTGATCCAAAAGCATTGCAAACATTATCAGCAGGACAATTTAGTGCTTTAGACACCATGACTGCAGCAAGAGCTAATGTACAGCAACAACTTACAGAAGGTCTTGGTACTAAAGGTTATGATGCTTCAGCAGCAACTCAAGCGCTAAAGAATCTTGATGATCAAATTAACTCTTTTGTTGAAGGTGTAAATGCTAATGTTGCTGAGCTTAAGGTAGATAAGGCTGGTGCATATATGGCAGCCAACAAGAACAACATTACTGGATTCTTAGGTAAATTTAGTTCTATTGGCACTGAAGTAACCGGCATGATGAATGAAGCAGATAAAGCTACTGCCAAATCTATGGCTATTCAGAAATTGTACTTAGAAGATAAGTTGGCAAAAGACAGTATTGCTGGAAAGTCAACCCAAGAAACAAGCAAACAGTTAGCTGATTTGGCGGATGCAGAGGGTTACCTTAAAGATAAAACTTTAGAAGCTGCTAATGCAGTTCGTGAGGCTGGTAAGGCGTTTGCCGATTCTATCACTTCAACATTCAAAGATGCCTTCAAAGGCCTATTGAATAGAGAATCTGATAAAGGTAAATCTGTCTTTAAGACCTTCACTGATAAACTTGTAAAAGGTATCAAAGATCAAACTGTCGATATCTTCACCAATGCTGTAACAGATAGTATTGGCTTAGGCAAAGGCGGCTTGTTTACTAAGATGCTTAGTAGAACTGGTGCTGGATTATCATCTGGATTCCGTGCATTAGGTGGTGGTGTTCAGAGCTTGCTGTCTGGTAAAGGTAGTTGGAGTGGCTTCACTTCTGGTGTTAGTAGCTGGTTTAGCGACTTGACAGCTAATTTAGACAATGCTACGCCTGAAGAAATTCAAATGGCGGCAGCAACTAAGTTCTCTGATGCCGTTGACAGGTTTGCAGGCGGTGGTGCCATTTCTGGAGCCGCTAATGCAGCCACAGGCAGCGGAATTGGTGGTGCCTTGATGAGTGCCATGCCGTGGGTTGGCGGTGCCGCAGGCGTTGCGGGATTGGGCTATATGGCAACTAAAGGTGGTGACTGGAGTAGTGGTTTAAAAGATCTTGGTGCTAATTTTACAACTAAAGCTGGTAGTGCATTAACACCTTCCGGCAACCCTATGGAGACATTAGATCCACGTACAGGGTTGTTTGGTAAAATGGATCCTTTTGATGCTGATGTTACAGGCTTATTTAATAATAAGAGTAGCAGTAACAAGAACGGCTGGTCAGCTGGCCTATCAGATTCTTTAGCTAAGAGTACCCCTGACACTACAGGCCTGTGGGATATAATTATGAAACCTATTAAATGGTTCTTTAGTTTAATAGGCGATGGTTTTACAGGAATTATGTCATTCTTTACGGGTGCTGGGCAGGGCGTTGGGACTAGTTCAGGTAAGCCTGAAAGTGCTACAAGCCCCTTAGATAGTTTTAAGCTTAAGTTTGCTAATGGTGGGCCAGTCTCAGGCGGTGGTACAACTACTTCTGATTCTATACCTGCAATGCTATCTGATGGTGAATTTGTAATCAATGCAAAATCTACCAGAGAAAACAGAGAAATGCTGGAGCGTATTAATCGCGGTGAAGTAGTTAAGCGTTCACTAGGCGGTATTGTTTCAATGGGTACAAGCCTTGCAGGAAGAGCTATTGGCGGTAAAACAGGAACAGCCCTAAGTTCATTGGGTTCTATTGCTAGTGGTGTTGCAGGCATGCTATCTAGTCAGCAAGCTGAACAAGCCGCTGAGTCTTTGTTAGCCGCATCTCAACACTTAGAAACAGCCGCAACAGCCTTAGAAAACTTTGCAGCCACTGGCAGTATGGGTGGCGGTGCTGGTGGTTTTGGCGGTCTTAATGGCAGTACAATCGGCTTAAACGGCATTCCAGAGGGTATGACAAATTTCTCTAGACAGACAGGTATGGAGGGTGCAACCACTCAGGGTATTGCCGATACAAGCGGTTATGGCGCTACGCCTGGATTAACACCAATATCTAGTGTAGGTATGGGTGATCTATCGGCTTCAGGTGGTATGGTTGGCGGTGGACTGTTTGATGGTATTGGCAAGTTCTTCGAAGACTTTGACTTTGGTAAGATATTTGGAAGTCTTGGCAATCTGTTTGGTCTTGGTGCTGCTACTGGTGGACATATTGTTGGCCCAGGTTCTGGTACTTCCGACTCTATTCCAGCTAACTTGTCTAACGGTGAGTTTGTCGTAAACGCAGCAGCTACTAAGGGTAATCTAGGGTTATTACACTCTATCAACGCTGGTAAAAAGGTTCAACATCGTGCCCTAGGCGGTTTGCTAACAATGATTCCAGGACTAGTTGGTGGTATTGGTGGTATGATTAAAGGCGGTGGCGGAGGTGGTGCAGGTGGTATTATGGGCATGATTTCGCAGTTACTTGGCCCCTTAATGAAGCTGTTTGGTGGCGGTGCAGGTGGTGGCGGTATTATGAGTTTATTTGGCGGTACTAAAGCAGCTACTGGTGGAAAGATTGTTGGACCAGGCTCTGGTACTTCGGACTCTATTCCTGCAATGATATCTAATGGCGAATTTGTTGTTAATGCCGCAGCTACTAAGGCAAACCTTGGTCTTCTCCATAGCTTAAATAGTGGCCGTCAACACTTTGCAGAAGGTGGTTTAGCTGGCGTTTCAAGTGGCATTATGACAACACCGACTTCAAAAGGCTTTAAACCAATATCGGTAGATAAGTCAACAAAGAGTACTCAACAGGTAGTTAACCTTAATATAACAGGTGATATCTCTCGTCAAACTAAGTCAGAAATCTTTAAGATGATGCCTACAATTGCGAGTGGTGTTAATTTACAAAATAAAGAAGCAGGAATTAAACGATAATGATACACGGTATCCTAGATGATTCAGGCAATATAATTGCATCTTTTGTAGTCCCTTTGACTGTAAAGAGCAATCAGCCAGTATTTGTCTCGGATACCCTTTCGTTAAAGCGTGCGATCCAACGTAGATCTTCTCAGAGATGGGAGATAGAGACTCGTCTATCTCCTCTCAAGGAATCAGCTAACGATTTGATGGTAAACTTTATAACAAAGGGTTTCGATACAATACATCAAATTATAGTCCCACAAAATTATGCTGTTTTTACAAAAACAACTGCAGCGGGGCTTGTTCAAACAGATTCAGTTAATAGAGTAGCAGGCGTAAATCAGCTTGC